TCGGGCGGCGTATACGGCCTCTTGGCGCTGACGACGAATTTTGCCTTCCAGCGCTAACAGTTCAGACCAAGCCGCAGTTCCTCGCGTGAGTTGTATGGCCATTTTGAGGTGGTATCGTTGATCTTCTAAAGTCTTTTTGGCCGTGAAGGCTTCGAGCGCGAGTGATTCAATACTTTTTCCCTTCGTTAGCTTGAGAAACAGGCTTGGGTTCTTACAGCTTTTTTCCAGGTGATCGACATCTGAAACAGCCGACATCCACCTACTTAAATCTGCTGTCATCTGCTCTAGTTCTCTGCCGGCGGCAAAGCCACGCTGGAGCACCTTGAAAGCCCCGGTCGCCACCTGAACGGCAGTCCCTATCGTGACCGGGTCTAGCATCAATACACCCTCACTTTTTCAGGATCGATAAATTTTGGTAAGCAATACGACGTCACCTTCTTCCCCTGACGCGCAATGCGCTGAGAGAAGGACAGGCACTCATCAAGATTTCGAAAATACAGATCGTTTGAAACTAGCTTGCCGTCCAAAAACACGAACAACAAAAATGCGTGGATCACCCGGTTAGTAGGACGCCGATTAGCAGGACGATGGTTGTGCCGGCAGACCCGACCATGATGGTTTCAAGGCGCTTCACGCGGCTGAGTAACTCAATAAAACGCTCTTGGCTGACAGCCGTGAGCGTGTCCAGTTCAGCTTTGACAGATGTGACGGTGGGCTTGCTCATCACCAGCCAGCAGGCACAGCCTGACGCATCGGCGGTGAAGCCAGTGCGGTCATTTGGTCATCGAGAAGCGTCTGCATCTCAGCCTCAGTCTTGTCGAGGCTTTCAAGCGTTTTGGCCTTTGCCCAGTCTTTCGTGATGTCATTGAAAGCTACATAATCAGGGTCATCAGCTTCCGGCGTCTCAATGCCAGCGGTGCCGTATGCTGACACAGACAGCGGCTGGCCCTCTGCGTTTGTCTCGGAGTCGCTGACGGCGGTGACGCGCCAGTGAATCGTTGAGATTACGTCGTCATGCTGATTTTGCGGCTGATTGCAGACATCAAATGTGAAATTCCAAGTGTAGGTGTTTGCCATTCGTTTATGCTCCTTCAAGCGCGGCTAGTCGTGTTTCTAGGTCTTCAATCTTGGCGATGCTTTCTTTCAGGGCTGCGGTCAGCAATGGAATTACATCTGTGTAAGAAAGACCTAGTGTGCCGTCTTCATCTGGTAGTTCGCTGACTGCCTCCGGCAAAACCGCTTGAACATCTTGAGCCATTAAAAATGGTCTGCGTTGGTCATCCTCATCGTGATTAAACCGCCCGATAACTGTGCGAAGGGTAGAGACTTTTGCGGATGCATTTTCAATTTGTTCTATGACTGTTTTTTTTCTTTCATCGGAAACGCTACTAAAGCTGTTGCCTGTATTGCTTAGAAAAACACCGTTTGTCCCAATAGTTGATGACCCAGTTCCAATATAAAAATTAGTATCTGTGCTGGATTTGAAGCCCATAGTCATTTCGACTTGGTTCGTTTTAAGCATATACAGCACGTTTGCAGTATTTTGTGCTGTTTGTAATTCTAGCAATGACCCGGCGGCGTTTGCGGTTCCATCTCCAATCAATAACCGGCCGCTGGCGTCTATGCGCATAGCTTCGCTGTTTTCAGTCTCGAAAACTAGGTCGTTGTCGTTGCCGTTACGCACCGAAGCGATTGACGCACCGTTTGCATCTGAGTTTTCATCAGTCGAGTTGATAAAGCGTATGCGAGAGCCTGTGCCACTGGATGTGGCGTTGTTTCGGATTTGCAGACTGTCGTTTACAGAACCGGCGTTTGTTGCAACAATTTCGACGTTGTGAGCCGGGGCTGAAGTGCCGACACCGAGCCGCCCGGTCGATGTGATGCGGATGCGTTCTTGGTCGGCTGTGAGGAACCGCATACTGTCTTCGCTTTGAGAGTATACGATGCGCCCGCCATCTAAATCACCCGGCGCACCAAATTTCAAAGAGCCGATGCTGCTTGCACCGCTAACAATAGCAATGCCAGCGTTGCCATTGCGCTCAAAGATGGCTTGCACATCTGCTGTTACAGTATCTGAAATAGATGTGCTTGATGTCTGAACGTGCAAGCCCACCCCAGCGGTGGCAGGTGAGGCAGTGCCGATACCGACAGCGTCAGCACTAGCATCAACAAACAGCATGTTAGCGTTACCGTTAGACTCGACACGAAAGTCGATGTCGGCACTGCCCTCGTTGATGGTGACTTCAGACTGACCATTGGCAGACCCCCTGCCCATACGCAAGTGGTCTACTAATGAACCGCCGGTTATCACATAGTTTATGACTTGACCGTCTTCTGCGCCGTCTGAAGCATCTCGTAGTGTGGTAAAAGCACTAGAGTAAGTGGTAGCTTCACCGGCATCGTTGTCAGCAATATATTTAATTTGCCCAATGGAATCTCCATCAGCAGGAGACGCACTATCTCTGACTAAATCAAAAACTGGGCCAACACTGCCATCTGCGTCTGTAGATTTAAGCGTAAGCTGTGCGTTGTTGTCGGCAGTCGTGATTGTGACCGCGCCGGTCATTGAGCCGCCAGCCAGTGGCAGTGCGGCTATATCTGACAGCACCTCAGATGCAGACCGGCCTTCGATGGCTGTACCAGCCACGCGCAGAAAATCATCGTCAGCCACGCCGCTGGTGAATTTTGGCACGTTGTTGTTTGAGATGCCGGTATCAAGCGTCGCTGTGGCCGTGATAGCCGTGCCGTTTAGCGTCATGGCGTCAGCTTCCAGCGTGCCATCAATGTCAGCATCGCCGCTGATGTCTAGTGACCCAGCATCCAACTCGCCGGTCAGCGTCACGTTGCGGAAACTGGCAATGTCCTTGTTGCTGTCCACAATGACGGCCTTGGATGCTGCTACCGTGCCTGCTGTAACGCCGTCGATGGCCTCAAGTTCAGCCTCGCTGATGACAGCGCCTGACCCCAGAGTCAGATCACCGCCGACAGTCAGATTGCCTGCAACAGCCGTTGTGCTGCTGGCGACAGTGCTGTTGGGCGTGTGGGTGAGGTAGCTGACAAAGCTGCCGCTAATCTTGCTGCCCAGCGTCAGTGTGCCGCCGTCAGCGATGTTGAGCTTATGCTGGTCTGCATTGTCATCGCCTTGGTCAGCCTTCAATACAATGCCAAGTGCCGCGCCCTCTACATTGGCTGCAATCTCAAGACTGTCGTTTGTGCTTTCATCATACTGAATGGTGATGTCGCTATTGGTGCCAAGGACGATGGTTTTGTTGTCAGGCACTGTCAGACCTTCTGCAAACGGAATTGCCGCCGTGCATGTCTGTGTGCCGTCTTTAAGGATGCAAGTGGAGAGGCCCGTTGCGAACCCGTCCAATTCAGTATCAAACTTTGACGCAAGGATTTTGACGCCATTGTCACGATCTGTCGTGCAGTCAAATGTGCGTGAAAACGTACCGCCGGAAAATGCCATTACAGAGGCCCCCCTGGTGCAAAGGTATAGTGAGCGCTGATGAACGAGATTGTCTGCGTGCTGGTTGCAACCTTGATCCGCAATGCACTGGAGTAGCCTAGCCGGTTGACCGCCTTGCGCCGCTTGGTAACGCCAGCGCCAGCCGTGTCAGCCCAGAAAAAGTCGTCATAGGTGGCGGTATCCCACGCCGCCAGATTTGACTGAAATGTAACCGGCGAGACATCAATGGTCGCGACAGGCGTTTGATCGACGCCTACGCCAAAACTGAACACAATGTCAGTCTCGCCCTCAAGCATGGGCTGAACGCTGCTGAAGCGTTTTACACCGCCCCTGTCGCCGAAATAGTTGTAGGCCGTTGCCAAATCACCAACAATGTTTTCACCATTATCAGCATCACCAGTCACCTTAAATACAACGCCGCCTGAACTACCGAAAAACGTATCGCCATTGAACTGCCCCCAGACATGGGCTGGCAGATTTTCAAAGATGCACCACGCCCTGATGATCGGGTTGAAAACATGCTGGTTGAAGGGATCAAGGTCGCCAGTCGGATAGTTGAAATAAACCTTGTCGCCATCAGGGCTAACAAAGACTTGCCAGCCGGTTGATGTACCGGTGGCCTTGACCTGACTGATGACGGTGCCGCGAATCTTCTCTGAAATGGCTGCTGCCTTGTTGCCCACAATGTCTTGGCGCACGACCTGGCTTAAAGGCAAATAGCCCTCTTTGGTCATCACGATCACATCGCCACCCAGCTTGGCAATGGCCCGTTTTTCATTGATCGGCTCTGCAATCCGAAACGTACCAACAAGGCTGAAATCACTGGCAGGGTTAGAGCCTGAATACAGTAGCACCTCGCCGCTTGTCATGATGATGCACAGAAGGTCATCGACCCCTTCCCCTCCGTCAATCGTGAGGGTGTTGATCATGATAATGTTGCCGCCGAATGTGCCGACCAAGCCGACAGGGAACTTGGTAAAGTTGCCTTGGAAGGTGTCCACAGTGGCGCTGTGATAAAAGTTCTGGCTTGTGCCAGTCCAGTAATAGACGCGGTTTTTGTGCGCGTGTACGCCGGTCAGCGTGTTGGCGTTGACGCTATCAGACAGCGTGATCGACAAATCGCTGGCGCTCGACCCGTTCCAGCTAAAAGGCACGTTCGCCCCTGACGGCACAAAGATGGAGTTGTTGTTGAACTCAATGCTTTCTGCCCTGCCGTTGGCAAGGCCGGTTTTCTTGCTGACGGCTGTCCCGCTGTCGATCTGGTAAAGCGTGCCGTTGCTGCCGATCGCCAGAAGCTGCCGGTTTGCGCCAGCATTATGCTCAACCAGTGTTTCAACATTGCCTGTGCCAATCCCTGTGCAAAAACTGGTGTATCCGTCGCGCAGGGTTACTTTCTCCACCGTGGGAAAAAAGTTGGACATAATCAGCGCGTCTGTCGGTGCCATTGCATCGATGCTGTCGCGGCTGTTAAGACCGCCCACAGGGGCTGGCACGCTGACCGCCTTGACGCGGTAGCCTCTGGATGTCGGCAGCGCTTGCAGCATCAGACGGCCCCATATCCGCTGTCAGGCAGATTGTAGCTGTATGGGCTGACCAGAAGGCGTCTGGCATCATCCAGGCTGATGACCGGCGCACCGCCTGCACGGCTGATGGCCTGACGAAGTTCAAGCTGGTACTGCCTAAAATCTTCATCATATGTCAGGCCGTGGTTCTGCTTGAAACGCCAGGTGACGCCCATCTCAATCAGTGTTTCATCAAGGATGCCTACATCAGTATCTGCTGCCATAGCGGCTTGTGAGGTGCCGCCGCTGCTTTGATTCCAGTGGCTAGAGACATACTCAAAGCCAATAGATTCGGCTGATGTTGGTGTCGGGGTGATGTCAAACTTCAAGACATTGCTTGACGGCTTGAAACGGAATTTTTGCGTGATGCCTGCGCTGGCTGTGCCATAGCGATCCTGCTGGAACTGCTGGGGCGTTATAGGCCCAACCATCTGATCCAGATCGGTGCGGTTATACATGGTGCTGCCCACAGATCGGTCATAGTCAGTCGGCAGATCGTAACTCTGTGTCCCGTTGACCGTGTTGAAAGTGTGTTCTTTCAGCAGCACCGGCCAGTTGTTCGAGCGCATCAGTTGCTTGCCCTCACGGTTGATGAAGGCAAATAGCTGGCGTGCAATAGGGTCTGTGTTGCCAACGACGGTTGACGGACGCTCAAACCCTGTAAAGTCAGCTACTGCTTGCGCTATTGTCAGCAGGCTCATGTTTCACCTCTTCTGCCAAGCTCTGGGCTGCTACAGCCACCTCAACCACCAGGTCGTCTTTTCGCTTGGTCGCTTCGACTTGCAGCTTTGCAATCTTGGCAAGTTCAACATATGGCTCACCAATACCGCGCAGCGTTGTTTCTTCGGCTGCTGCCAGTGCTTCAACCGTTTCAATGTCATGCAGTTCAAGTTCTGTCCGGCGCGGCTCTGTCATTCCGGGCAGTTCTGCTAGGCCGGTGCCTTTAGTGCGGGGCTTTCTCTTCTTGCCCTTGTATGCTTTCCATTCAGCAGGGAACCGCTGCAAATCTTCTGGCCGCGCTGGGCCTTCCCAAATGTCGCGCATGCCTGCAATTTCAATCCGGCAAAAGTCACGCTTTTGACCATTAAGTTCTCGCTCGAAAAAGATGCCTTTTTCGCTCATATCAATCCTCCCGATTGCATAGAAAAAGGGGGCGAGTTGCCCCGCCCCCGTGGTTTTACATTGGGAAATCGCAGATGATTTCCTTGTCGCTGATGTCGCCAGCAATGGCACAGACATTGTCTGTCACATCTGCTGAAACATCTAGCTTGCCGTCTGCTGAACCAGTTGGCGTCAGCGGATCACCGTCAGCGCCTGCTGTCAGGGCTGCGTTCATGGTTGCCATGCCCTTGATCTGCACCCAGCAATACTGGCCGTCAGTCGGCGCTGATTGCAAAATGCCTGCACCGATTTCAACAGAATCGGACAGATCAGACGTCACCTTGAACAACTTGTAGCCATCCAAGGTGTAGTAGTAGGCGGCGTTACCGCTTACTGCTGCCACGCTTCCAGCACCAGTGTCGTACTGAACGTACTTATAGATGCGTGTGCCGCTTGTGTCGTCAATGATCGCACCAAGCTGACCCAACTGAAACTCAGGAGTGTCAGCGACTGCTGTGGGGTCAATACCCATTACTGCTGCAATAGCCATAACAGTTCTCCTTTCTTATGTATGGATCACGCCTTGGAGAGCGCGGTTTGAACAGGTCAGGTTTCCTGACCAGAACATCGTGATGTTCGCCTTGGTTCGTTAGGCCAAGACCGCCTTGCGGCTGCTTATGCTTTCACATAAGACCAGACTATATCATCACCCTGATTACAGGGGCTGTGCGCTTCGGGTCACTTGACCCTACTCCCTTGCGGGATAGTCGTTGCACCTTCCTCGATATGAGGCTTGGCTCAGGATTGCCCACGCCATCATGCGTTTGGGTATCCCCTGAGTTCACACAGTTCTTCATGTGCAGATTACTCTGCAATGGCCCTAGTGGTATGTATAAGGCGTTACCATAGCGTCTTGGTTGACGGACATCTTTGCTTCACCTGGAACGAAATCCCGTGACGCTGCTACCTCAAGACGGAGATAGTCAGTGTTCAGGAAATACATTCTGTTGGTGTTACATGCGGAATCAAAGACCACATCGCTGTTCAGATACTGGACACTGGTGAAACCAGAGTTTGCCAGGTCATCACTGGTGATGCGCTGGATGGCCTGAAGGCTACCCAAAAACGCCTTGTAAGCATTCGTGCCAGCCATGATCAGATCAGGGCTGTCTGCACCACGAACAAGCTGGAGATAGATATTGTTCATATCATCTTGCACGTTTGAGGTGCTGAACGCCGATGACGTTGCAGTGGTTTGCACATTTTGGAAGAACGTAAATGTGCTGGAGTTGATGCCGCCAACAGTACCTGTGCCGGAATCGGCAACCAGTAGCTGAAGACCACCCACCTCTTTACCGCTTGACCCTGTTCCATCCGAATAAATGGATGTAGACAGGCTATTCATCATCGACTTTTCAAGCACGTTTATGCGTGCCTCAAGCAGATTGATGATGGCTTGCTCACCAGAGTTTTTGACTTGCTCTAGGCCAGAAATTGTAACGTTTCCAGCCAGTTGCTTGTATTCGTAGACGGCGCTCGTGAGCACATCTGACGGTGAGACATCTAGTGTCTCATAGCCTGAATAGAACTGCACAGTCCCATTGTCGGCATACTCAAGTTCACGGACAATATCACGTCCTGTTACAGACGTTTGATTGCCATTCTCGCGCAAGCGCCGCAACAGTGCGTTGTGGTTGCTTACGTTGTCAGAAAGGGTCCGACTCCTGTTTCTCACATTGCATTCAATCGACGTCGCTACTGCCGACCAGTTCTTTAATGAACTTCTGACACTCTCATGCCAGCTTGGACTATATCTTCACCCTGCATAACAGGGGCCATGCGCTTCGACTGGGCTTCCAGCCTACTCCTTTCGGATAGTCTCTGAACGTTCCCTCACGGGCTTCGCTGCTGATTGCGCTCGACTTGACGTTAGCGTGTTCCAGCAATTCACATGGTTTGCTTTTGTTTATTGCTAAACAATGACCCCGATTAAGGTAGTCGTGACGATTTCTGAAAGATTCGGGCTGGCCATTGGCTAGCTCCTTCCATTTTCCAGTTGTCGGATTGACGCCTGTATGGTGTCACGAATAGACGCATTGGCTGGTAGCGCTGGCGCGGCTGGTGTTGCACTGCCTCTGACCTTTGACCTGGCTGCTTTCTTCGCCTTTTTGACCGCCTCTGTCTTCACATTGTCTTGCGACTGTGCTGCGGCCATCGCCTTGACTTGCTCTTGACGCAGTTCTGGATCGGCATAGACCGCCATCTCATACGCGCTGTTTAAGTCTTTGGCATTTTGAGAACTGATCAGCGTCCCCATCACGCCGCGCACTCTTTCAAAATGCGGGTGCTTGGGATTGCCGTTTGCATCAGTTTCTGCTGCGAATTGGTCAATCAGAGACTGCGTGCTGGCCTCGACCTGGCTTTGCTGCTGTGTCTGTTGATTTTGTATAAAGCCTGTCAGCTGGGCAACTTGCTGCTTCAGGGCTTTCACTTCAGGGTCTACATATTCATCCTCGTGTGCTGGGTCGTTGCCGACTGCACCCACATCCACACCGTACTGGTTGGCCAACCAGGCAATGGCGTTTTGAGGGTCTTTACGTAGATAGTCATGGGCAGCAAGCAGTTGTCTTACCGCTGCCACCTCATCCATACCAGCACGCTCAAAATCTGCTTTGTGCGGCTGCATGATTTCATCAAACGCTTCCTGTCGCTTTCTGTACTGCGCCACGGCTTGCGTTTTCTTTGTATAGTCGCCTTCTAAGTCTTTGTAGCGCTCCATGAACATATGCTGTGCAGCAGGCTCAAGCGCTTCAAACTTTCCGGCAAAATCTTTTGGCCAATGGTTGGGCGCGGCCAGCGCCTCTAGTTCAGCGGGTTCATCTTCTTCAGCT